TTAAAATACTATGTGTAAAAAAAGGTATAAGCATGGCAGAACTTGCCCGACTTAGTAATATAAGTCCACAAAATTTTAATCAAAAATTAAAGCGTAATAGTTTCAATGTTGACGACTTAAAGAAAATAGCAGCGAGTATAAATTGTCAGTATGTCACTTCTTTTATTATGCCGGACGGTGATAGAATTGAGTATTGATAACTATATATATGGAGGTTAGATATATGAAAAATGAAATCAAAGCGGCTATAAGTTTAAAAGGTAAAAGCCTGGAGGGTTTGGCGTTGTATTTGGGTATTAGTAAGCAAGCATTATCTAATAAATTCTATCGTGATAGCTTTAGCGGTAGCGATTTATTAAAGATTGCGGACTACTTAGAATGCGATCTTGCTTTTATCGATGCTAAAAATAAAATAATATTAGTAGATTGAAACCATCAAATAAAAAAGGGGGTTCAATATGATACCTAATGATTTTATAAAAGAAGCAATGCAGAAAACTAACACAACGCAAAGCGACCTTGCGGCGGCTCTGGGATATGCCACGCAATCCGCTATAAGTTCAAAATTAAAAGCGTCCAAGCTTGACACAATCGCATTTATACAGATGCTAAACGCTATGAACTATAAGATTATTGCTATAGATCCGGACGGCGTTAGTACTGAAATTACAATTGATTAAAGTATTGAGAGTATCGCGGACGCGTTAAATTGTGATATAAGGCTAGTAGACAAAAAGACAAATGCCATTTATTGAGAGCCCGCAGCGTGTGGGCTTTCTTTTTGTGTGTCCTTATGTGTCCGCACTCTGCCCGGTCCGGCTTAGTATCTTTTTGTATAATTTTTCACAATATGTATATTATGCATTATTTTGTATATTTATACATTATCAGATAATTCTTTAAATTTTCAGTTATTCACCTCTAGTAAATTTTCGCCCGGGAAAGTCGATAGAAAGTCGCAAAGAAAATCATTTCGGAAAGTCGTTTAAAATTTTGATAGTCGTTTCGAAAGTCGAAAAAGTTTCCAAGGTCGCAAACGAAAGTCGCTAAAGAGTCGTTTAAAAGTCGCTGGAAAGTCGTTTGAATTTCTCTCACAAAGTCGCACAGCTGTTCTACCAAAGTCGTATTATCTTCAGTCCCCCGGAAAGTCGTTAACAAGTCACAAATATCCAAATGCCCTACAATGCCCTTAAAATCGTTTATATGGCGTTTTTGTGTTATGGTGCTATATTTATACCCTAAAGCTATTAAAATGCGTTAAAACGCAAAATAACAGCCTTCTCGCGTGTCTTACGCTTTCGTTTCCCCCTCTGACAAAGTCGAAAGTCGATAAGTCGATAGAAAGTCGCAAAATAAATAAAGCACCCTAGGTTGATTTAAAATCAATTCTAAGGTGCTTTTTTGCAGCAGTGCTATATTTCTACCCTAAAGTCGTTTCTGTGCGTTATAGGGCGTTTTACAAGGCATTAGCCTTATGTGTCAGAACTTGCAAGTCGTTTACGCTCCTCCGCATCAAGGTACCTCGCCTTGATATCATCCACGGAGAAGTCGCTCTCATTAGCTGTATTGGCTGTTACAACGTGTTCGGTCTTGTCCTGATAGCCATAATTGTTCTTTCCCAGGAAAATTCCCGATACCGGATTTATCTTTCCAGAGACCATGTAAGACTCCCATAAATTCTCCAAAGTTGCGTACGCTTTTTTAATCAAAACTGCTACAGGCTTGGCTATTGCAGGCTTATATCCAACACCTCCAGTGGCTCTATTAACAACAATACACCTAAGCTGATTGGTGGACATCCCATTCAGTGCTATAGCCATTCCAGCCACTGTAGGCTTCAAATCAGCCTCAGCATAGAGTCTAAAATACTCTCCAAGCCTTTCAGAAACCTGTTCCGGGTCAGTCATATCTATTTCCGGCATAGCAAACAGCTTTGCGTTTATCTGTATCAGAGTCGTATTATCACCGGGCTCTAAGTTCTGCAAGTAGTTTTGCGGTGATAACCAGCTGTTATTCTTCCTACGCTTTTTTGGTGAGTGACTTTTATCAATCGGCTTACCTGTCCTTGGACTAATCTCAACCTCATCATCAACCTGTTTGGTCACATTATTTTTATCAACGTTTTTATCTTTATTCAACACTTTTCTCCTTTCTGTCTAAAAGTAACAAATGTGACTTGAAGTAGTAAAAGTAGTAAAACTTTATAAAATGCGGTAAACCTCTCTTATATACTTCCTACCTCTCCAGTATACAGGCAAAATTATACGCAAAAACTAATTTTCCACTACTTCTACTACTTCGTGTAACAAATGTTACAAACCTTGAAATATGCATAAATATACATTTTTTATCTATAAATCATCAATTAGCTTATCAATTAAGGCACTCATACTTAACCCTTTTTCCAACGATACAGCTTTTAATTTTTCGATATTCGCGATTGATAGACTTAAAGATATAACTTTTTTTTACCGTCCATTTCGTCTACACAATCGAATATCTTTTCATATTCCTCACCATCCAAATGAGACTCAACCCACGCTTTAGCAGCGTCTACTGTAAGCGGAATTATTTTTTCACCCCATGTAAACAAATTACCTACTTTTTCACTATACCCCTGGTATACTTAGCTGTACCACTCTGTTTATATTCCAAAGGAGGGTCCGCATATATGATGTCATATTTATTAGTCGTATTAAATATATCTATGACACTCATTTATGGTACTCGTATTCTGTATGTCGCACTGCTACCGTTTTCAGATTCTACTTTTATGTCAATTGGGAAACCATATGGTACTATATCGATACGATTATAACTAGCACCTACAATTTTTAACTGTTTCTTATGTCCATTTTCGCATTCCATAGCACGTTCTTCAGTTTCATAATCCGTGTGACACACCTCACATGTATATAATATTTTCTGTTTCATTTAAACTTCTCCATTCTATATCGTTGTCTACTATGGGGATACTTTCTCTTATCAACTTCCTCTAAGAAGCTACTAACAGGTCTTGCAAATATCCCTTTATCTCCAGCAAGTGACTGATATATTACAAGTCGTTCTTCAGTTTCGGTATGTAGTGCTATACCGATAACCTTATACCAGCCGTTTTTAAAGTGCCTGTAGACTTCACCTGACTTTGGTAAATCTCTCATATATTATCCTCCTATTTGCACTCTACTCTATATATCATCTTTTCTCCATTCGGTGACTGTAGTAAAACACGGACCGGGAATCTAAGTCCTCTAACAAACATATCCTCATATTCGGTACCTACCAGCTTTAGATCTGTTATATGTTGTCGTTCACACTCCACTGCTGAAGCCTCATCCAAATACTCACTGTTGCATACATCACACTTATATTTCGTAATTACTTCCATTATTTATTACCTATCCTTTAATCTTTATATGCCTTGAGGGCATCTTTTTAGTATCGTAAACTCATCTCCTTACATCTGGTAAACATCAGTAGACTCCTGGTAGTACCATTGTACGAAACAGTGGCACTACCCATAAAATCATCAAGTTTAATTACCTGTGTGCGATTATCAGAGTCCAGGTATATTACAGTTCCATGATAACTATCTACCGCCAATATCAATATATACTCACCAGAGACACTCCTATATACATCACATTGCTTAATACAATCAAACATCAAACTCCATCGCACGTTTAAACTGTACACCATGTGTGTTATTCATATAATGAACTCGCCATGGTTGTTTGTCGTAATCAGTCGGCATATAACTTATCCAGTCCTGTATGCGGTCTTTTTCCACAATGTAAGACTCCTCTACATAGCTCACCCATCTGTTGTAAGAACTATCGAAAGTCTTTTTTGTACCATCATCATATTCAACTGTTACAACCTCGTCTCCCGATAGCACTTGTACGAACAGTTGTTTTATTAACTTCTCCCCTGTATCTACTTCAGTAGCTTCATTATTGAAATTATAAATATTAAACTTCATTTACTCCTCCAACCTGATAGATTTGAATTTTTTAATATATTCATCCTGTACAGCTTTGATTGCGGATATTAGAGTTGTACGAAAGTCAGAGTTTTCTATACAATATTGACCATTCTCTTCGTCAAACTCATAGTCGTACTTACCTACTGATAGTACGCAGATATTCCCTGATTTAATACAATCAATAGCATCCTGTAATTCTGCTGCTTTATCAAAAGCTATACTCTTTCTATCCATTTTATCTTTCATTGTTTTGTAATCCATCTTTTATCTCCTATAAGTATTATCGAACCGATTCAAACTTCTTCATATACTTACCCTGTACTATTTTGATTGTGTCAATTAAAGCCTCACGAAACTGAGTATCATCTACATTATATTCCCCCGCATATGAATTACAATCAAATATGTACTCGTGTTCGTCTATAATGATTCGACAACCTAATCCATCCTCTAAGTCCTCAATTAGATCTTGTAGTTCGGATGCCTTATTTATATATTCGCTTTTCTCCTCATACACCCTTGCCAGCTCTTTAATATCTATTGATTCGTTATACCAACTATCGCCATAGTATCTACACGCTCCTTATTAAACTTCATCCTTTTTCTCCCATTCCAAACAGTAGTATTCATCATCTACAAAGTCTGCACATCTTAGACTACAACCGTTAAAACACACTCCTATGAATGGCTCATACCATTTACAATTAGCACACATCTTATCTTGTTCTATCATTTATCACCATTCCTATGTATCGCTAATATGATACCTAAAGGTTGATTAGTTGATTTATCCTTTACTAAAACCTCATCACCCTTACAATAGAATTTGATGTTATCCTTAAACGGTTTAAGTAATTTCAAATCAAGCCATATATTATTACCCCAAAGGTCTTTAAATTTTCTCATCATAATGCCTGACGATTCCTCTATGCTATTAGTAACGGTTAATTCATCATCTTTTATTGTATCATCTATAATTTCTTTGAGTTTATCTGACTTTTCATTGAACTCCTTTGATAGCTTATAGAACTTAGCCGGTATAAAATAAATCACACAATTTCTGTATATTATAGGTATATATGTATTACCACATATTTCAACTTCATTATATGACTTATAATCACTAATGAAGTTATTATATTTGCACCAATCCTTAACAACATCAGCTTGTAATCTTCCAAAATCTATCATTTATTACTCCTCTCTTAGATATCTAACCTCTTCACCATTTGTTGTTCTAAATACTATTTCGCTCGGTGGTATTTCCGTTCTATCATCCAATACAGGAGATATTTTAATATTCGCTATACATAAAACATAGTACGAACTGCTATACAGGGAAGTGTATATTGTTCTATTTTTTATTGGCAGTTTTGACATCTTTTAACTCCCTATTGCCAGCATCTTTTCTTTGGCTTCCGAATAGAATTTTCTATCTATTTCGAATCCATATGAACTCCGCCCTAAATTCCTTGCGGCCCTTAAAGTCGAACCCGAACCACAACACGGATCTATCACAACATCTCCCTCATCTGTAAATATCTTAATAAGGCTCTCAATTACACTTACAGGCTTTTGTGCTGGATGTATTTTAGGTATATCCTTTCCATCTTTCTCCCAAGAAAACCAATTAAATACCATCTTACCTGTACCACGAATATTTTTACCATTTTCATCAATTTGAAGACCATTTCTGAATTTTGGTAATTTATCACGGTACAAACAAAGGGCGTATTCTGTGGCTCCTACCACCCGCATATTAGCTTTTAAAACCTGTGGACTATAATTTTTTATAAATACCAACGGTATATAATTTACAAAGCCATGCTTCTTCGCCGCTTTTATCAGTGTATCCATCTGCTCAAAGCTACAAAAAACTACCATGCAAGGGCTATTTGAACTTCTACCTCTCGGTACTGGATTCTTATCATCCTTCTTTAACATCTTTGAACAGAAATGAAAGTACTCATACAAGTTAAAATTAAAGTCTGAATTAAAAGCCGACTTCCCAGCAAGTTTACTTTCTCCATTTTTATTCTCTCCATTTTTGTACCACATAGGATTCGACCCATAAAAGTTCCGTCCTACATTATAAGGAACATCCGCAATAATTAATTGTGCCGGTGGAATACCATATTTCTTATAATTCTGCATGGAATCACGGTATATTTCACATTTTAATCTTTTCAATTTGTTATTCATTTTATTTATCCCATCTCTCTTACTACAAAATATATAATATGAGTCCATCACCTTATACTAATTCCTTTAACTTCAATCCCCAATAAATCGGGAAACCACACGATGTAGACTTCTTATCAAACCACTCTGGGTGTCGCTCCATCTCTGAATTAAACTTTCTTGCCGATAATATGAAACTACCTTCGGATTTTGACCACATCTTAAATGCATTGTATAAGTCCTTAGCTTTAATATTGGCGTTATCATCCCTAACACATCTCATCTCTAAGAACTGTAATACCAGGTCGTTATCTCTCTCATATTTTGATATAACATCTTTGAGACTCTTACTCATTTTCAGTCCCTTTTTCTTATAGTGTACATACCCTCTGACAAGCCACATGAATATCCCACTCATATTTTCCTGTGTACAGAGTTCATCTTTTAAATGTATATCCTGTTCGTTTGGTGCAAAGTGTCTGTTGAACTCTACAACCTTTATACGCTCAGATGCAAATATGGACTTGTCTGTAACTAGTGGTAGGTCATTACACGATAACCAAAGAGTAAACTGTGGCTTGTATGTAATAGCAGATTGATATAGGGCTCTAGCAGATATTTCCTCACCACCTGTTAGTTGCTTAATTTTCTCCTCATCCAACTTACCATACTCATTACTTTCAGACATTGTTACAAATCGCTTGCCTTTTAATCCGGCAAGTGTCGGGGATGCTGCCTCAACATCCTTTTGTCTGTCACCTCTACATATCATTCCAACAGGAGCAACTTTAGCATAGTCACCTAGAAGGGTCTCAATTGTATTAAGCATGGTTGACTTACCGTTTCTTGTGGTCTTACCGTGTAGTATGAACATACATTCCTCATTACTCATACCTAACATTGAGTATCCTAATGCTCTTTGTAGGAAGTCGGCTTTATCTGTATTACCTTCAGTAACTTCGTCTATAAACTTCTCCCACCTTTCGCACTTAACATCCTTAGACATAGTATGCTTAAAAGATGTTTGCATAGTTATATAATCTTCCCACCTATGCTCACGAAATGTACAATCACTTAAGTCATAAGTACCGTTGAGACAATTTATCAAGTATGGATTAGAGTCGAATTCTGTTGCTGATATATGTAACTCACCTGTAGCATCCTTGAGGATCCTATCTCTCATTCGTCTGTCACCCATCTTGTTTACGAAGTTTGAATATGCTTTTCTCATATCATCATCTACAATCTCACCACAATAGATTATCATCAATCTAACAAAGTCTTTTAATTTCTCTGATATCAGAATTGCCCCTTCGTCCTTCCTCCAGGCTCCTTCATGATAGGTGTACCAGCTTTTATGTTCCGGGCAATACCTTGCTTCTTTTTCATAAAGCATACCAAAGAGATTTGCCATTCCCATTTCAGACCATTCATAACCTGAACTGTTTTCATTATTCGATTCGGGATGGGCATTATATATTTGATACATTTTATGTGATAGATCTGCATCTATAATTACACGTCCTGTACGTGTTTCATAGAGTTCAGTATTCATTTACACCATCCACAATTATGTATATCTAACTTCTTCTCAAGTTCATCCCCAATCTCTAAGAACTCCTCCAAAGTAATCTTATACTTTTTTAAAACCTGTTTAGCCGGATGCCTGAACGGCTTAAATACATTATAGATACAGCCATAGTCACCATCACTTTCGCAATCCATAACTCCGAAGTCATCAACATCGGCTAATACATTATTTACAACAAATGTAGATGTTCTACATGGTAAACCGTTATATGTTTCTATTCGTAATTTCATCTTTTGTACCTCACTATACTATTACATATTGATTTAATCTCTCTCAATTCAAGCGGAGGAGTACACGCCTCGTTGTTGACGTATACTAACTCCTTATATATCTGTAATTTAGAGTACCCAATGTTATGCATCGCCCCGGCTACTGAAGTCAAACATATGTTCCTACCGCCGATTTGTATCTTCGGGTAAGTAGGTCTTAGCTTTATTTTTCCATTAGCATAAGGATTGTCCCATATCGGTGTATACAGCTTGAAGTTTTTAGCTTTGCCATTACTATCTCTATATTCATCGAAGTATTTGTCAAGAATATAATCAATAGCCTGTTGATTCTCAATGATATCCTCATATATGAAAGTATCGCCTGTTGTGATAAAGTATCTTGCTTCTTGATATATCTCTACACCCTTTAGATTATTCTTACCCATAAACGGTAATGTACCTTTAACCAAAATATGGAAACCTCTACCACTTCTCGACTTTTCAGTATAGCTCTCACACTTGCCGATAATGTCCGAACTAATATCACTAAGTAATCCATCTTCAAATCCCGCATCGATATCAATACCGACTATATTGTTATTGTTAAATACAAAACCTATATTGCTAACATAGCCCTGGTCAATACGACTTACCGCCGTATCGAAATCAGACCATGTTGTATTATTCGTTGAAGATGCTTGGAATCCTGTATTGGGATTTATAGGTACCTTACTGTCAGATTTAATACATACCCACTGTGGTAATGTTTTAAGTTCTTCCGGGATTTTCTCAAACATATGCTTACCCCTCTCACCTTTTTAAATAAGTCCTCTCTCCCTTGCTATCCTCTTTTCGATAGCTCTAAGTAACTTCCACATATCGGACTCACTCATATTATTTTCTGCTGCCAATCGGATTACATTATCCCTAGATGCATCTTTATACAATTCACATATCAAGTCCTTCGTGTAGACCGACATACTGGATAAAGCATCATTACATGCATTCCAGTTTAATTCATCTACTTTAGTATTGAATATCGGGTCGGGATATCTGATATAGAAACTCATACAATGCTGTATGTAATCCGATAAATACGATTTAGCCATCAACTTTATCCTCTTTATCTTCGAAGTCCAATTCATTATTGATTGCACCTTCGAAATACCATTTGTTGTCTACACTTATCGGATAATCCTGGATATCGGAGAGCGTAACCTCACCATTATCCACAATTCCCTTCGCTCCGGCTTCATCCATAGTATTTGCTACCAAATCTTTACCGGCTCTCAGTAAGAACCTCACTTTACCTGACTCACTCACCTTTAATTTATATGTCATATATCCTCTTTGTCCTCTCAATCTTCTCTTTCTTTATCTCCTGTATCTCTTTGCCACAACCCAGTAGATAGATTAACTGCTCAAGAACCAAACTTACATCTGCCATCTCTTCGACAATGTTGGATGTCTTCCCCCTGTTTTGCTTACAGAAAGCCTGTGTGAGTTCAGCCATTTCCTCTATCATCTGATTTATCTGTGTTTTAACACCAAAGTATTCAGCAAGTTTATACTTCTCTTCACTCTGAGTAAGCTTTAGCAACATACGATCATACCACTTAGCTTTATCCAAATCTTCGTTGCCGTTCTTTAACTCATGTCTATATCTATACTTGTATGCATTAAGTTCACAGAATGCCCTTACTTTCTCTACTCCAAATTTCTCAAGCATTTCATCAATACATTCTTTTCGTCCCGGTATATTATAGTGTTCCGGATGATTTATCTCAGACATAATCCCTCCTTATCCTAATAAAGCATCTATATCAAGACCACCTGACTCATTTGGCTTAGCTTTAAAGGGCTGACTACCTTGATTGTTTTGACTACTCGGACCCAATTCCATAGCTTTAGCAACAGGCTCTGTATCAAATCCATCTACCGACCACTTATCACCAAGATTCACGAATGTAACCTCCTTATTTGGGTCTTTGGTACTCTTAGCCTTAACATGTACTACATTTGCACCAATATAATGATTTATCAGTTCTGCCGGATCAATGTCTTCAATATCAAAATCATTAAGTGCGGTCTTGGCAAAATATGAGAATGCGTTCAATGCCTTTTCATTGTATTCACCATTCTGGTCTAATATATTGTACTTCTCTATATAAGTAGAGCCATTTGCAGTAACCATCTTAATTTCGATCTTTCCAAAATCCTCATCATAGCTGGCATCATATATACGGAAGATATAATCCCCCTCCGGTATAATTACAAATCCGTTTGTCATAGGTATTCTTGCCATTTTATTTATCCTCCATCTTTCCAAATAACTTATCTTTCATTCTTTGTGCGAAATCCAACATGATAGTTGTAATTAAAATTTTTACCTGGATAGGCATTGTCCCCTCGTTCATTATAGCTTCCAGCACTTCAGTCGTAACCGCGTCATAATACTTAATATCTATAGATACATTATTCAACATATTATTTCTCATTATTTACATACCATCCTGTATGACTCTGTTTTCTTAGTATACTTATCAATTAACCCATCAGCCGCCAATGCATCCTTATCAATACTTGTACTTTCAGTTTTCGATACCGTCCAAACATATGTACCACCTTTGATTTCTACTTTCTTATCCCCATCACGGAACTTAGATAATGCATGCTCTTTGATAGTATCGTTGAGTACTTTCAATCTCTTCTCTTTAGCTGATATTTGCTCCTCAACATCATCTATCTCGGCTTTCAACGTTTCAGCTTCCTTGATTACATCCTGTATATCAGTTGTGGATACACTGTTTGTCCTCAAAGCTTTTAATATTTCAGCATCTTTAGTTTCATCAAACACAGGTGAAATACCTGTATCTACATGATCAGTCCACCATTGCTCTACCTGGGCTACCATATTGGCAAAGTCCGGATACCTCTCTGATACTTTAAACTCCTTAGTTACAGTATTACTCACATTTGGTACATATTTTCCAGGATTGTCATAATCCTTTTCACTAAGGAATGACGCAACCATTATCACCTGGTCTACTCCATATAGATATGCATATAACGCCGCCTGTAATGCGTAATAATCCGGTATATCATTCTCCCAGTCTTCCACCCTCTTGGTGGTTTTCATTTCCAGGACTGCCTCCACTTTTCCGTCTTCGCCTTTCAGTAAATAATCCCACATTCCACCCAGGTGCTTTTGTCTTGGAAAGAAGTCACCATATGTTTTACTGAAATAATCTTCACCATACACATCTGTTGGTCTTATGATATCCATACCGTATGAGTTTTCCATATACTCTGCCTGCTTAGGCTCAATGGTCTTACCTGCTATTGTGTATATAGTATCCTCAAAAGGTTTCTCATATGTCCTTGTGATTGCACACCACATTTCAAATGCGGTACTCCATGGATTCAATCCCAGTATGGTTGCAAACCTTGTACCTGTTATCTTTTTACATTTCTTGGGTGGTGTAATTTTCACCCTATTACCATCAAGCCATTCCATTACAAATTCCTCACTTCATCTAAATATATGGTTACTGAATTATCTACCTTACCTATATCACTGTATTCACATAAAGCATCCCGTGTCTCACAATAATCACGTATAGGTAGGCTTACTCTAAACAATAACTCATCATTATTATCTAATTTAGCTAATATATTTATCAACTCACCTACTGTCATGCCACTTCTCCTAATAGTCCTGTAATCTTCTGTATCAACTTCTCGCAATCGGACTTTGAGATGTCTGTAAAACTCTTAGTCTGGATTACAATTTTACCTATCATCTCCTCTTTATTCGGGTCAGCTTCCTTCAGCTTCTTCAATACAGCTTTAAGGCTCTTTATCTGCAATTCGGATGCTTGTTCCTTTGTGCCTGTAAGCTTGTCCTTTATCTCACCTCTCTGTGCCGGCGTGGTTGGTATAGTGGACTTTGCAGGTGTAGACGGTGTGGCATCTCCCGAACCTACATTGGCATCTATACTGTCGGCCTCACATATATCCATCGCCATCATATACAGATATCTCCTCATATATGTAATTGAACTTCCTAATGCTTGCATTACATTTGTTGCAGTCTTACCCTCTTTAGAAACGATTGGGTCTAACTGGTTAAACGGTGCAGTAAAGGATATAACCTCGTCTACCTTGTCTGTATTGACTATGCTCATCACAGCATTACCCTCGATGAAATTCACCATCGGTAACAACCCTATTCTTGCGAATATCTTCGTTGCAACAGGCACGATATCATCCAACTCAAAGTACTTAAATGATAAGTGCATATTTTTACCGGACTTCTGAACATTCTCCGATAGAAACATTTCTCTTGCTAATATCAACTTTAAATATACATTCATATCTCCGAATCCTTTCACTTCCTCTGTAGCTTTCTTTGTTGCCATTTTCTTTTCCTCCTTTATTTCTTCACCTGTGAAATCATTCAATCTCTTCTTTGCAAGATTGATATAAAATTCTTTATCTATATCATCAATTGTTAATTGATTTTCATTATCTATAATGCAATGTTCGGGTAGGTTTTCAATCTTAGCTTTAGAGCCATCAATAGCTTTCACCTTTATGAGAGTCCCATATCTGGTATCACTCGTTGAATATACACGATTAACTTTTTGCACCGGAATTTCCTCACCATTCACCAGCTGATATGCCCTACTGTACTTACTACCGGCTTTAGCAATAATTTGAAAATCAAAAATATCCTCACAATTATCAATTGTATCCTCTAAAGGTGTATTGTTTACAAAGTACTCAATCAGTGCTTTTTTAACGATAATCATGTTGTTGTTGATACTCCATGCACCTTTTTCAGATATTCCATAGTTAAGATACCCACCTACTGTCTTAACCGAACCGTTGGTTTTTATTAGAAGTAAATTGTTCACATCTTTAATCCAAACCTTGGATATATCATCTGTTTCCAACTCGAATCTCGTTTCCTTTTCCCAGGTAGCACATATCCCATCGACCAATGATAATTCGTCTTTATCTACCGAATACATAAGTCCATCTGTATTAAGGTTTAACAACTTGATTGATTTACATGCATTCAGCAATCGCATTGTTAAAACGGTTAAAAATAATTGTCCTGATATTCTAAGCGACCTGGTAGGTAATGGGTCATATAAATCATTGAACTTATTTTCCTGTGCCCCCGACACTGTATTAAGTGGTAGCTTCAAATCCTTAGCAGTCTGCTTATCACCACTATGCTTTGCCGTTATCCTATCTTTCCTCATTTGATAATACAGTTCAGGATCGGCTACATTCCTTGATAAGTATTGATACTCTTCAATGATTGTCGGATAAAGGCTTGATACATCTCGATTTTGTATGACCCTCGTATCTGTTGACTCCTCATGATACTTAGACTGACTACCATGTACGCCTCCCCAAGCATAAGTACATGGCATATCTCCAATTACTATATCCAGTGATGTTTTAAATAACTCATCATCCGGTATACTCTTATCGTAAATAGTATTAAAAAAATCAATTACTTCACTTGGTATAACAGCCAATTCTAATTCCGGTGGATAATCATATTCTCGCCCATCGTCTCTAGGCACAAACTTAGCACCCAGCATTTGTGCCGTAATTTTAGCATTTGTCATAGCCATTGACTTTACAATATCAATACCTGCTCTCTTACCTAAGTTAGCTTTAGTCTTTAGATAATCACTTCTAAGTTCGATAATCTCATCGGTACTATCCACATCATATTTGCAATACTTGATTATATCCTCTAACTCTTCTTTTGTAAGTGAACGGTCAATATTGAAATCAACATTGCTCTCTCTTATAGGCAATCCCAAATGCCCCTCTATTGATTTCAATGATAAGGTCTGTTGCATATCATCTCTAATATCAATATTATTGAAATTGAAGTAAAAACCTTGTAATGGCTGATATTCCCATCCTTGACCATCACCCATTATGTAGTCATTTAACTTTTTAACTTCTTCCGGTGTGAAGTCTGCTGCTATAGCTTTAATAATGTATTGGTCATAGTGCTTAGAATTAAATCCTATGTATATATCATCATTATTTATAGCCATTTTTAGAGCTTCGTTATCATTATGAATTACAGTATAAGTTTCTGTTTTATTATCCTTAAATACTATAATCCAATCATATTTGAAGACTTCACAATCATAAATAATCAAATTTATATCCCTCCTAATTAGATTCTTCAGTATCCCCTCTAATACCTGTACGACTATTGAATTACCGGCTTGTTTGTATAATTGAGAATTGCTACAAACTTTAGCCACTTTGTCAAAATCACTATCAGTAAAACCCATCAATCTCCAACATTCTTTAGGTGTCAGCTTCCTGACTAATGTATTGTCATCCAGTACAAAAGGTTGTAAGTTACCACCCTGATAAGTGCTTAATGTTGGTGATAGTCCATTGTTATCATATACTCTATAACAGTTGCTATTAACTCTGGTGGCTGTGTCGTATCTTCCGATTTGTACACATTTAATACTCCCTCTGGCACACAATGTATCTGAATAATCTCCGGTTTGAATTAACGATGCTTCCTTGTGATATGTACTAAACTTAATCTTATTCACCTGTTCTTGATTCAAATAAAATTTAGTATCTACATTCTCCTCCAGCATATCTTTCAGAGTTAATTTCAATTCCTGTTTAGCTGGGAATTCGTATGGCTCATCACCTAATATGCTGACACAAAATATTCGCTCTCTACTTTGTGGGAGTCCATAATCTTTAGCATTCAATACTTGCCAATAATTCGTATACCCTAACGACTCTAAGAACGATAGCCACCTGTCAAAATCAGCTTTAAACTGTTTACCAACAAGGTTTTTGACATTCTCCATTATCAGATACTTAGGTAATTCATTATCAGCTTTACTTTTAAGTAGTAATCTCTCTACCTCATATAACAGTCCACTTCGTGTTTCACCCTTTACAATGCCCTTTTTATGTCCGGCTAACGATATATCCTGACAAGGAAATCCATATGTCCAAAGGTCTGTATAATCAAGTTTATTTACTTTAGAGATATCACCATAATTTCTGGTATCACCATACATAGCTGTATATGACTGAATAGCATACTTATCTATCTCAGATATACCTACTATCTCATGTTCAATACCTAAGTTAATCAAAGCCTTACGGAATGCACCTATACCCGTGAATAATTCATTAACCGTTAACATTATCACCTTCTATAAAGTAGCAATTATTGGCTTTATAAATCGAACATCTTTTCTTATATTTCTTAATTAAAAAACCAATATCATCCACAAAGTCATATACTATAGGAGCAACCTTACCTTCAAATGTCCTAGCAATTCGACCTATACTTTGAGTGACTACTGCAAAATCTGATTGCGGAGTAGTAAGATATAACCTCTCAAGTCTTGGGATGTCCAATCCTTCTTTTGCTAAAGAATATGTAGCGAACAGATATTTCTTTTTACCGCTTCTCATATCCTCCAGTGCCTGGTCTCGCATCTCCTTTGCCTTTTTTGTAGTCATATTCCCACTAATCATTACAGCATCTTTAATCTTATCCAATGGTAGATTACTCATTAAATAGGTTAAATGCTCCAATCTGTCTGACAATATTAGAGATGATTTATCGTTCTCAATACAATCAATTATTAAATCGTTGCGTTCTATATTCTCTGCAATATATGATATAAGCTTTGCATAATTTAATGTACCATCTGTGTTGAGTGCGGCTTTACCAACTTTAAGACCTGTACCTACAGGATAAATACCTACTTTGAGAATCTTATCCATTACATCACTTTTATTTACTTCATGTACAACGTCACCAATAAGCATAAATGTAGCCTTTATCATTCCATCTGACCTATGCACAGTTGCAGATAATCCGTACTTATGTCTTGCTGATAGGTTATTCAGTACCTTTTGATACATTGTCATGGATGTAGGACTGCCGCTAACCCTGTGTACTTCATCAACGATAATACAATCCCAATAATTCCTATATTGAGTCAAATCAAGCTTACTCATCGTCTGTACTGTAGCAAATGTGATACCTTTCCCAATATTCACTTTTCCACTTGCAATAGTACCAATTAAGTCCGTATCAATGTACAGCTTTGCTCGTTGCATACTCTGTTTAACTAAGTCCAGAGTGTGACACAACCATAGAGTTCGTCTACTTGTCTTCGCTGCTAACGCTATACCCATCTGTGTTTTACCACTACCGGCTGGACTTTGTAGAATACCAAACTTAGCATTAAACATAGCTTGTACAGCCTTTTCTTGATAATCATAAAGCGGTACTTTAGCTTTAAAATTTACATTGATTGCTGTAGTAAATACTGACTTAATATTGGCATCTTTCACACATTCGTAAGGTATTTGATTTAACACTCCAATCGGCAATATCAAATCATTACCTCGTTTTTCATAAAGATATAAATACTTAGGAGTGTCACCCAACCATAAATGCATCCTTGCTTTTTTAATATATACAGGATTCGATATTATAAGATTCGCATTGCACCATTTCTCAAGCTTTTTGGTTGGATCTATTACTCGTAAATTACTTGATACTTCAATATTCATTATTTAACCAATCCTCCAGTAATACTCCTCGTTCATATATCTCATCGGTATTCAATATACTTTGTCTCTCTTTCGCATACATCGCTCGCCTGTACGATATCATCAATACATCGTCACCAACTTTTAGGGCAAACCATGCCTCATCATTTCCTGTATCTAACCAATATCGCATGGATAGTATCTGATTTTCTTCAAGTCTTGATAATTTGAATATACCTTTCTCACATACCTTACAATCAATGAGATATGGCGTATCATTCTTTACAGCGATAACATCTGCCGGCTGTCCGTCTTGATTTTGTGCAAAATTGTGAACCCAGAATCCACGTTCGCTTAGTATTTCACAAAACTTCTTTTCAAAATCATTACCTGTCTTTTTATTGCTCATATTCCGCCTCATTTGATGAAATATACAGCAATTATTGCAATATCTGATATTACCAGCCCTATCACTAACAGTTTGATTAGTACTCCCATATCATCCAATCGCCTATCCATTACCATTTGTGTTTGGTTCAAGCTACTATATAATGTATTAAAATGTCTTTGTACATAGACATCCCGCTCCATCAATTTTCGTACTGATTTTGCGATATCAATATCATTATCCTTTTCCAATGTAGGTATATTCACCTTGTTGTTAGATATTTGCTTCATCCCTTTTATATTCTCCTTTGTCAATTCTTCCTATTTC